CAAAGGTGGTGGGCCTTTAATGACACCCGGTCAGAAAAGGATGTTAGATAAACAGACCGGTAAAAGAAAGCCTATGGAAGCAATGGGCGGTGGTATGATGAAGAAAAGATCTATGAGTTATGCAGGTGGCGGTTCTTTAAAGCCAGTACCAGAAGGCAATAAAGGCAAGGGTCTTAGTAAATTACCTACAGAAGTTCGTAACAAAATGGGCTTTATGAAAAGAGGCGGCACTGTAAAGAAGATGGGAATGGGCGGTAAATGCCGTGGCATGGGCGCTGCTACCAAGGGCGGCAACTTTAACAAGATGGGCTAGATAATGAACTATTCAGAACTGACACAAGCCATTAAAGATTACACGGAAAACACAGAAACAACTTTCGTGAACAATATAGATGATTTTGTTCGTCAGGCTGAAGAACGCATATTTCGAGACATTATAATTCCTGAATTAAAAAAGAATGTGTCAGGTAATGTAACTGCAGGAAATCAATACTTACAACGCCCTTCAGATTTTTTATCCACGTTTTCTCTTGCCATATCTAATAGTGGTGAATATACATACCTTCTTGAAAAAGAAGTTAATTTTATAAGGGAAGCATACCCTAACGCTTCTACACAAGGTGTTCCAAAGTATTACGCTATATTTGACGGCGATGCAGCGGCTTCAGATGGTAACTTTATATTAGGACCAACACCTGATGCTTCTTATACTACAGAACTACATTACTATTTTGATCCTCCATCAATAGTTACAGCAAGCACATCTTGGTTAGGTGATAATGCAGAGGCTACCCTTCTTTATGGTAGTTTGGTTGAAGCGTATACATTCATGAAAGGTGAGCCTGATATAATACAGCTATACCAACAAAGATATGAGAGCGCTTTATTAAACATGGCTAGTTTAGGTGTTATGCTTAGAGGCGATATTTATAGAACGAGTGCAGCATAATGGCGATTACACAGACAACATGTACTTCATTTAAAGTTGAGCTTTTTAAAGCAGAACATGACTTTGACTCACATACGTTTAAAATTGCACTTTTTACAAGTTCAGCATCATTAGGCGCATCTACCACCGCTTATAGCACTTCTAATGAAATTTCCAACACTTCTGGATCGGCATATACCGCAGGCGGTGCGGCTTTAACTGTAGCTTCTACTTTTCCAAAGTCTAGTGGAACAACTGCTATAGTCGATTTTAATAATGTTTCATGGGTAAACGCAACCTTTACCACGAGGGGTGCTTTAATATATAATGATTCACACTCTTCCAAAGCTGCAGTTGCTGTGTTAGATTTTGGAAGTGATAAATCTGCGTCAGGCAGTACTTTTGAAATACAGTTCCCCTCGGCAGGTGCAACATCTGCTATTCTAAGGATAACATAGGAGATTAAAGATGGCAGCATTCAATAAAGTTAATGATTTCGTGGCAAATTTAGCTAACGAAATGATATTAAACGCTGATACTTTAAAAGTAGCGTTATCTAATACTGACCCAACATCAGGCACAAACGCGGTTGATAATGGTAATGGCGTATTAGCAAATATCACAGAAATTTCTTATACAAACCTATCATCAAGAACATTGACAAATGTTACATCAACTCAAACGGGTGGCACATACAAATTAAGCGCAGATGACTTAACGCTCACAGCGTCTGGTGGCTCTGTTGCAGCTTTTAGGTACGTTATTATTTACAATGATAGCCCTGATTCATCACAAAATGACCATGCTGTAACTGATCCTCTAATTGGTTACTACGATTACGGTTCATCACTGACGTTAAATGACGGTGATACTTTTACAATCGACATTGGAAATAACGGCATCTTAACTCTTGTATAGGTAAGTTATGGTAACTCTAGCCAATCGCGTAAAAGTAGCAACATCAACAACTGGAACAGGTACAGTTACTTTAGGCGCGGCAGAGAGCGGTTTTCAGACATTTGCAAATGGCGGAATAAGTGACGGTGACATTGTAAGATACACCATTGAAGATACTGGAGGTGCTTTTGAAATTGGCACAGGTACATATACAGCATCTGGCACAACACTGTCACGAACACTTACAGAAAGTTCAACAGGCTCATTATTAAATTTGTCAGGTTCGGCTGTTGTTTTTGTGACGGCAAGTGCAGAGGATTTACGAAGAGCGCAATTCGCAGGAATAACAAATTTTTTATAGGATAGGTGCGTAATGGCAAACCCGAACATATTAAACGCCACAAGCATAGTCGGAAAAAATAAAGGCCATACAGCTACAACTTCGGCTGTTACACTTGTGACGGCGGGCAGTAATGAACTGATAAAAATAAAATCTGTTATTGTTGCAAACAATTCTGCTAGCACGTCTGGTGCTGCAAATTTAAGATGGCATGATAGTAGCGCATCCGCAGATTATTATATAATTCGTGAAGTGTCTGTTCCTCAAGATGCTTCTGTGATGGTTATTGGTGATGACTTTCCAGTATATTTAGAAGAAACCGATTATTTGCAAGGTTGGGCAACAAATACAAATATTGATTTTACGGTTGTTTACGAAATACTGACTTAATTTTTAAGGATTTAAAATGAGAACCAGAGGCAGTTATATAGGTCATTTTCCAGAAACCGCTGGTGCGCCAACTTATAGTCAAATAGATGGTGTTTTTCCCCTTAATCAAACTTTTTCTCTTAGGGGAGATAGTATGTGGCCTACAGCAAGACAAATTGTAAGTTTAAGTCTTTCAACTACGTCATTAAATGAAACAGACAGCAGAACTTTAACAGTCACTATACAAAGTAAAGGTTTTAATCAAAACCTCTACGCACACATTGTTCCTGAAAGTGGGTCAAATTTAACTATTGCTGATTTTGACACACCACAAAGTAATATGTATATTGCTTTTAATGCTAGTCCAAGAGATAGTGTTACAACTGATACGGTCACCATTGTAGTAAAAGAAGATACAACAGACGAAACTCCTGATATAGAACAATTTCGAATTGAAATAAGGGCAACCAGCCTTCTTACTAGTGATCTTTACGCTACAAGCAATATTATTTCCATAAACGATACATCTACAGTAGACCCATTTACTATTTTCGAAACAAATTGGAGTTTACCTGCAAACACAAATCAAGGCAGTTCGTGGCTTTCGTCTGGCAGTGTAACAGTTACCAATGGGCAGGCAGGGGCAGGGTATTGGGTGTGGGTCATGGATGATATTGATGGGTTTCGCTCAGATTTGCAGCTTAATGATTTTACTTTTACTACAGGATCGGGTGCGATTGGAAATACAAATACGGCATTAAATTCTACGTTTGAAACCACACAGACAACTTCTCATAGTGTTTCTTCAACTGCTAACGTTTTAACTGCTTTTAAAAATGCATCGTGGTTTCAAGTTACAACAGGTACTGCTTCAGGCAGATTTAATACTAGTAACTCCGCTCCACCAAGCAGTGGAACAGGTATTTCTGATGGTAGTAATTATTTTATTTATGCTGAAACTTCGGGTAGCGGATCTGACAGGGAAATGATGTTAAGAACAGAAAAAGCGACTTACGCAAACAGCCCAGTGTGTTCGTTTTCTTATGCCCTTTATAGTACAACTGCAACGGATGTTGGTCGGACAAGATTATTTTGGATTGAGGACGCTACTTAGCAATGCTTGGTTTTTCACCACTATCGGCAGCTCCATTAGCGTCAACAGGGTTTTCGGGTGAACAATATAATTTTTCTGTTAACGCAGGAACTTTTACCACAACAGGGCAAGCAGCTAATTTTCAAATAGCTGTAAGTATAGATCCACAAACAGGACTTTTTACTCTTAGCTTACAAGGCGCAGCAAAATTAATTACTGAGTCTGTGCCTGACGGTCAATTTGCTGTAACAGGACAACCTATAAGCTTTGGCTTTGGTATGGGAGCAGCCAACGGCTCTTTTACCCTTACTGGTCAAAATGTATTTGCTCAGATTGGGGATCAGGTCCAAACAGAAGAATTTTTTGTAACAGGACAACCTATAAGCTTTGGCTTTGGTATGGGAGCAGTCAATGGTTCTTTTACCCTTACTGGTCAAGATATCACAGAGGACATTTCTGACAGTGTAGCCGCTGGAAGTTTCACTCTCACAGGTCAAGATCTAACGTTAGTTCAAGGGATTACTGTATCTGGTTTAAGTGTTAAATTAGAGTTAGGTGTAGAAACCGTTTACGGGTTAGTAATTCCAAATCAGACACCTAACTATTCAAATATTGTTCCTTCTCAAACACCTAGTTATTCCGCTATAACGCCTTCTCAAACTCCTAATTATTCGGCTATTACTCCTTCTCAGACACCTAGTTATTCGGCTATTACTCCTTCTCAGACACCTGACTGGTCAGAGGTTGCTTAAAATGACTTCTTAACGTATACTTAAACAAACTACATTATAGGTTTCACATGGCTACATATACAAATATTAATGGCGTAAAACTTATTACGACAGGTGATGAGGCGGGTACATGGGGTTCAAGCACGAATACCAACCTTGAGATTATTGAGAGAGCAGCAAATGGTTTTGCTCAAATTGCCTTAACAGGGACATCATACACTTTAGCTTTATCTAATCAGCCGTCTGCCGCCGAAAATGGACATTACAAGGCTATTGAGTTTACAGGCA